CAGGCGTACTAAAAGGTTTCTCTATTGGAATTAAAAACCCACGCGTAGTCCGCGATCAGAAGGCAGCCAACGGGCGCATTATCGCTGGCAAGATTGTTGAAGTTAGCCTGGTAGATAGACCCGCTAACCCAAATTGCCAATTAGTTTTGGCTAAATCTGCTGAGGGCCAGAGTAATTTATTCAAGGTAGAAGAATTAATTGAGAAGGAAGAAAAGAAACCAGATTACGCAAGCATCAATACTGGTGGAGAAGGATCAGAGCCATCAGATAAAGAGTTATACAACCGCGTAAAGAATGAGGCTAAAGCAAAGTTTGATGTTTACCCATCTGCGGTAGCAAATGCCTGGGTAGTCCGCGAATACAAGAAACGCGGTGGAACTTACAAAAAGAAAACAGACAAAGGGGTAGATACCCTAGAATTACCTTACATAACTGAAGGAGAAGCCATGAGCAATCTTGTTGATGACATTATGGATTTATCTAAGTCCTATGCTGGTGGTGACTTACTAAAGTTTGATAGAAATACTTATGACAATGCAAGACAAGCCTTAGCGCAACTCATTGCCATAGAAGCACAAGAAATGAATGAGGGAAGTAATGAAGAATCTTCTCTTACACACCTAATAGCCGCAGTCCATCACCTTTTTGCTTGGTATCAGGGTGAGGAAGCAGAAGGAGAAACAATGGAAAATGAAGATATAGAAATGGCGGCGGGTTCAAAGAAGATGAACATGCAACCAACTAAAGGCGAATCTAAAGATGACTTTATGAAACGCTGCAAAACAAAAGGCATGAACGATAAAGAAGCCGCGATTTGTGCTGATAAATATTACAAAGATGCACACAAAGTTTTTGGTGATGATGATGACATGGATAAGAAGAAAAAAGAATCCATGAAATCTACTGATGCAGAAGCAACAGAGCCAACAGAGGTTGCAGAAGTAACAGAAGAAGCACCTGTTGTTGAGGAAACAAAAGAAGAAGCACCAGCAGTTGAAGAAACTCCTGCTGAACAAGTTTCTGAGGAAAAAATATCTTCAGAAGAAGTAGAAGCCATAGTAGAACAGGCAATAAAGAGCGCAACACAGTCAATTAAAACAGAGATTGCTTCTCTAGTATCCGCAAAAGAGGCGGCACTGAGCAAAGCAGTAAGTTTAGAATCTGAGTTGGCAATTGCTAAATCTCTTGCGGTGGCTGGTGGTCCAAAACGAACAGGTACATCAGTGGCACAAGCCAATGATTTGTTAGTTAAGGCCGCTACCTACAAAGCGAAAGCACAAGCAACAACCGATCCCGTACTTGCCAAGGGTTACAAGCAATTAGCAGATGAATTTTTTGCTAAAGCAAGCAATCCAGACGCAACTAAATAACAATCTCTGAAAGGAATAACATGTCGCTTACAGCGCCTAAAGCGGTTGATCTATTTGGTGATACAACACCAGTAGAAGCCGCACAACGCATGGAAGAATTTACTTCTGAATTAGGTAAATCACTTTCTAACTCAACAAGTGTGCCTGGTCAGGCTCCAGCAGCAGACCCAATGGCACAGTTAGAGGCACTTGCAGCAAGCAAGTCACTAACAGCAGAAGCATCAGCAGGGTTACAAAATGCACTTGCCGCACAACGCATGGCAATGCAAGATATTCAAAAAGAAATAACCCTTACATCTCCACTTAGCACATCTTTTGCAGCCTTTGACTTGGAGGCTCCATCAAAGATGCTAACACCTCGCCCAACACCACTACGCAATAGAATCCCGCGTAAAAAAGGTGTCGGTACTTCACACCGTGTAAAGAGAATTACTGGTTACACAGGTACAGGTACAGGCGGACAAGGACAAATCTGGCCAGGTATCACAGAATCCACAACCAATACATTTGGTGCAATTAATTTTGAGCGTGGACCTCAGATCTCCTACACAGCAGATGATTTAATCCTGCCTTACAACTCATACTCACTATCAGATAGCGTTTCATTTGATGCTAACTTCTCAGGTCTTGGCTACCAAGATCTACGCCAACTATCATCAACTTCTACCCTATACGCAACAATGCTTATGGAAGAAAGAATGATGTTGATGGCTCGCGGAACAGCATCAGGTTACTCAGGCGCACTTGCTCAGGTAACTAGCGTAGTAACTGCTTCTCCAGTTGCAGCAACAGGTCAAACTGCTCTTGCCTCAGGAACTTATTATGTTGCAGTAACCGCAGACGCAGGTATCTCAGGTAACGGTTTCGGTGAATCTATTGCTTCTGCAATCGGTTCTGAAACAGTTGTTACTGGTGATGTTCTTGAAATTACATTCCCAGCAGTTACAGGCGCACTTGGTTACAACATTTATGTTGGAACTTCAACTGGTCTTGCTAACTTGAAGTATCAAGGAACAGTTAAGGGCGCATTAAAGGCAGTTATCAATGGTGCAAGCGCAACTTCACTATTGGCTAACAACTTCGCGTTCTCAACAACTGGAGCCGCAGCAACTCGCGCAACAGCAGATACATCTGCTTATGCAACTGGATATGACGGCATTTTGCCAACAGTTCTAGGACCAAATAGCGGATTCAACAATGCAATCAACAGCACATTCTCAACCTCTAACCCAGGTGTTGAGTTCCAGACTGTATTTGCTAACCTATACAGCAATGTAAAGGCTGATCCAGACATGGTATTGCTAAACGGAAATGACCGTAAGCAACTATCAGACGCAATTAAATCAGGTTCAAATGCAAACTACCGCTTGGTAATCAATGATCCAGGCGAGGGTGGAACTACTTATGGTTCTATCGTTACTGGTTTGCAGAATGAAGTAACAGGTAAAGCAGTAGATCTAATGGTTCACCCTTGGTTGAACTCTGGTGTTGCTCCTGTTCTATCATTTACACTTCCAATTCCAGACACAGAGGTTTCAGATGTTTGGGCTAACTTCTTAGTACAGGATTACATGGGCATTCAATGGCCAGTAACCCAGTTTGCTTATGAGTTCAGCACATACTTCCGTGGAACATTCTTCTGCACCGCTCCAGCATGGAATGGCGCAGTTTCAGGAATCGTGACTGCATAATGTGTTTAGAATGTGGTTGTAATCAAGTAGAAAGCACACATGGCTTAAAGACAATTAGAGATTATGCTAATGTCGCAATGCCATCAAATGTATCTACTGCACAAATGGTTGAACCAACAGAAACACCTTAATTAACTAGAGATAGTGGTGCGTCATATAACGGGCGCACCACTATCTTTTTAAGGAGAGGCAATGGCAAGATATGTGGCACCTGATAAGGGTGTAAAAGAAACTGTAATTGGTAATAAAACTTACCGCCCAGATAAAAGCGGAATCTATAATGTAGAAAGTGCGCGACATGCTCGCGCTATGAAAGCCGAAGGTTATTTTGAAGCATCATTAAATCCTTATTCCCATGGTGACCGCAAAAGAGGATTTACTTGCGTACAATGTGGTTTTGAAGGCTGGTTTAGAAAATGTGGTAGGTGTGGTTGTGAGGATCAAACTCCTGCTAGAGATGGGGAATAAATGGCAATAGGTATAACAAGCCTTACAGGATTTTCTGAGAATCCTTATTTAACTCTTGCTGAGTATAAAAACGCTCCAACCTCTATTGATTTTGATAACCTTGTTGTAGGCGGAAACTCCCAAGCGCAAGATGCTGAATTAGCCCGTGTAATTTTGCGCGCTACTTCATACCTAAATGAGTATTTAAATCAAGATCTGACAGCAGAACTTTTGACCGAAACCCAGAGAGTTAGATTCAATAATCAAGGCTTTATTGCATTACACCCTAACAAGAATCCTATAATTTCATTAAATACTTTTGAGTTTGGCTCAACACCTAACAATTTAACCGCTTTAACTGATCCATCTACATGTTGGTTTGAGAATCAACAAGTAATTATTCCTGTTTCAAATAGTCAATTAACCTATTCAAGCCAAGGACCATTAAGTTTTGGTGGGGTAGGAGCGGGTACACCTGTATTTGTTAAATATTCTTATGTTGCGGGCTATGTAAATACAACTCTTGCAGCCAACGCATCACTAGGCGCTACATCTATAACCGTTACTAGCGGTGCTGGATTTATTGCAGGTGAACAATACAGAATTTTTGATGGTGCTAGTACAGAAACAATAACTGTTGCAAGTAACTACACCTATGGCTCTACAACCGTGCCTATAACCGCAGCATTGACCTTTGCACACACTTCTGGGGTTGCTATAAGCAATTTACCTAACGCAGTAAAACAAGCCGCTATATTGGCTACAACAGCCTTTATTAAGGCAAGAGGTGATAACTCTTTAACTATGGCAGTAACAACCTCCCCATCAGGGAACATCAGTGGCGCTCAACGATTTGGCTCAGATTTAGCGCTGGCCTTAGATATGGTTTCTCTATACAGAAGGATTAGGTAATGGCAGGCCGTACTGGGGTACGCGATACCCTTTACAACTTTTTACTTACGCCTCAGATAACAACACTTAACCAAGTTTTTAAATCTTTCCCCAAGCGTATTAACTATCAAGTTAATTCAACAGCAGGCCAACTTTCAAGATCCGCAGTTGTAATTTATATTGCAGGAGAAAATGAAACCCGTCTTGCAATAGGTGGGGCTACATCTGGCTGGAAGCGTGTTGATTACACCATAATTCTTCAAGTTTACCAACATTCCCTGCAACGAAATTCCGAAGATGCAATGATTGATTTTGATACCCTTATAGACAATATCAAAACAAGGCTTAGATCAGATCATAGATTTGGCGATACAACAGGAACTTTAGTTTGGCAAGGAGCAGAGCCACGCATAACTACCCGTTATGGAGAACCAGCCACTTCAAATGAAGGCGCTACGGAAACCTTTGCTGAGATAGAATTTGATGCAACAGAAATGATACAAGCATAAGGAGCATGATGAAATATACATACAATGGATCAGATGAGCGCGTGTTTCCTACGCTTGGAATCACAGTAAAAAAAGGTGATGTGTTTGACGCACCAGAAGGTTTTTCTCACCCTGATTGTTCTTCAGGCGAAGCAAGACCATTTACTAAAACAAGTACAACTACAACCCCGTCTGCCGCGTCAGACAAGACACTAGGAGAGTGAAGTAATGTCAGTACAACAATCCGTACGAAGTTACCTCGGTATTGCTAAAGAAGTTACCAAGGGAACAGCAGTAGCACCAACAGATTATATTCCTGTTGCTAAAGACAGTATGAAACCAGCAGATATTATTGATCCGCTCTATGACACTGGCTTGCGTGGCTCAAATGTAGTTAATTACAACTACATTCCAGGCCGCACACGCTCAACATTTGATTTTGGTGGAGCCGTATTTGCCGACACTGTTGGCTATGGACTTGCAGGAATCATGGGTTCAGTAGCAACAACAGGTGCAAGCGCACCATTTACACACACTATTTCATTAAAGAATAGTGCAGTTGCAGCAGCAGATGACCAACCAATTTCTTACACGCTGACTGATTTTTATGCAGCAGCAGTACGCGCTTATCCTGGTTGCCAGTTTTCTGATTTCTCATTAAAATTTAATGCAGATGGCATGTTGGAATACGAAACCAAAACAACTGGTTTCTTATCAGCATCAGCCGCAACACCAACACCAACATTTTCAACAATCCTTCCAACACCAGTTTGGCAAGGCACTGTTTCAATCGGTGGATCACCAGTTTCAACAGCAATGACAGGTAACATTGATTTGACTAGAAATGTCACACCTGTTTATGGCATTGCGCAAACTCAAAATCCATTCCAAGTATTTCTTGGACCATTAGAAACAAGCGGTAAATTCACTTTCATTATGGAAGATAACACCGAATTAACCCGCTATTTAACTAATACTCAACCTGCGATTGTTCTTAACTGGGCTTACGGCACAGGAGCAGCAGCAGTACAGATCCAGGCAACAATTACAAAGGGTGCTTACACAGCCGCAGTGATTGAGCGCGGAGATGATTTTGTAAAAGTTACATGTGACATCAATGCACAAGGTAATACTACTGACGCTGGTTCAACTGGCGGATTTAGTAATATTAAGTGGGTACTTCAGAACGCTAAGGCCTCTGGTACATACGCTTAATTAGTTCCAGAACAGATGGGTCAGTAATTGCGAACGCCTTCCCGCGATTCTGCCCATCTGTTCCTTTTAGGTTATGATGTACGGAAGGTAACTAATTAGGAGGCATGTATGTCAAAGAAAATAACACTACCATCAGGCGCAACCGTAACTTTAAAAGATGCAAGTTTATTGCGCATAAAAGATCGCAAGCGTGTTTTAAAAAGCGCTGATGCTGAAGGCGGAGATCTATCTAAGGCTCTTGCATTAGGTGATGCTTTAATTGCAATGCTTGTTGAAGAATGGTCTTTTGAAATGTTAATTCCAGCATTAAAAATGGAAAACATTGATGAATTAGAAATGAAAGATTACGATTTTTTAGTTGAGCAAACTAAAGATGCACAACAGTATTTGTTCCCAGCATTATCAGAAACAGAAAAAAGTGATTCAGACCCAAAAGTCCTTACCGAAAACTCCAAAGGCTAAAATGGCTTTTGGAGGGCGGGAGGCGGCATGAGGAATTTGATTACCCAGATCAAGAATGGTACTACTTTCAAATGGCTGACCGATTTGGCTGGACACCAGAACAGGTAGATAATTTGCCAGTAGAAACAGCAGATTGGTTAATAGCCATTGCTACAACTGTTGAAAGCGTGAAGGCTGACAGGATCAAGGATTTATGAATGGTGGAGCAATTGTTATCACTAATCTTGATGATGTCTTGCGGGCTATTGGTAATGTGGGATCTGATGTTGAACAAGGTGCAAAAATTGGTATTGGTAGGGCAGGTTTAGCAGTTGAAAGACAGGCTAAATTAAATGCTAATACTGGTACACATAAAAAAGGAGAGCCGCGTTCTGGTGGTCCTGGCCCAAATGTTGTTACGGGCAATTTAAGAAGATCTATAAACACAGCAGTGCGCTATGGGTTTGGTACCTACATAGCAATTGTTGGCGCATCAATGGAGTATGCAAGGGCAGTAGAAAAAGGAAGTCCGCGTTGGAAATCTGGCGTAAAATATCCTTACCTAGAACCAGCCGCTTTAAATTTGATCCGCTCTGGACAAATTCAAAGAATTTTTGTTGGCTCAATTAAAGAAAAAATGAGGGGTTAAAATGGCTGATGTAATCCCACCAATTTTAATAAAACTTTCTGCTGATGTTAATGATCTAAAAGCAGGATTAACCCAGGCACAAAATAGCCTCAAAGGGCTAGATGACAATA